CTTTCTTCTTCAGTTGCTTCATTATCCATGAATGAATTTGCTACAACTGGTTTGAATGCATCAATTTTTTCAGCACTCTTAGAAAAAAGAAGATCTTTAATCGTATCAGTAATCTGTGATGGTGATTCATCACTCACGATCATATCCATTAATTCGTCCATTTTTAAAATCTTGGATTACAATTTTATTTATCAGATCTCTCCACCCTTAGGCAGTTCTGGTGCCTCGGTTGCAGATCCATCAATTTCTGGTTCAACAGGAACTGCTCCCATTTCTCCATTTATAGAATCATCAATAGGCATTCCAGTTTCTGGATCGACAGGGAATAGAAGGATCAGGAATAACTCCTTTTTCAATTTCTTTTGCAATGAGTTGATCTTGCTCAAGAATTTCTTCGTCTGTTTGGCGAAGAATCTTTCTTCTTAGATAATCTTGAGAGAAATATTTACCAACATATGGCTCTGCAGTAGCAACCATATTGAGTCTTTCGGTAAGTAACTCAGAATCTTTGAGTTCGGAGAAGTGATTATCGTATAGGAAGTCATATTGAATATGCTGTTCCATACTCTCCCAATCTTCAGGAGTAATAATATTCTTTAGAATTAGCTGAGTCTTGAGCATATCATTGAACATATTTGAGAATCTCTTTCTCAAACGTCCAACAAACTTGGTGAACTTCAGTTCATCTCTTAGGATTTCAGAAGATCTACCCAAGTTAAACCCACCTTCTCCATCCATTCTTGAGGGTGGAACATTAAGGGATCTGTAGAGTTTTTTCTTAAAGTATTCAATATCAGTGATTTCTCCAAGGTTTTGGCCTCCTGGCAGAGTTGAGATTTCTGTTCCCCTTCCGCCTTCTCTGCGAGGCAACCAAAAATCTTCAAGCATGGACATGTGCTTTTTCTCATCTTTAATCTCTCCTGTTGCTGCATCATATACCAACTTATTTCTATAGCGAGACATTACATCACGCAGATATTGTTCTGCTTTAATCTTAGGTAGATTACCAACATCAATATAGAAAATTCTACGCTCGGGTGCTCTTGATAGTCTGTAAATAACAAGACTATCTTCAATCATTCTAAGTTGATTGAGAGACTTGATTGCTTTATGGAGATATGATAGTGTAGTTCCCTTATTTCTATCTACTAGTCCAGAAGTGCAATATGAAATTGCATCTTTTGCTATTTTAATTCCAGACTGATTTGATGATCTTTGTCCAACAGGAGAACTATTACTATTTCCTTTTGGATTATAAATGAAATATTCTTCAATCTCGGGCATCTGAACTTGCTGATCAGCCCTAGGATTGTTTATTGCTTGAAGTGCTTTGTCTTTATCTTGTTTTTTCTGTTGACGGATATAACGCATTTTCATTGCGTCAACATATCTCAACTCTTGAATTCCGTCTTGTGGATTTTTTAAATCGATTACTTTATGGTAGTATAGTCTACCATCAACGTACCAATTTCTATAAATTTCGTGAGACTTCTTATCAAAGTCTAAGAGATCTAGAATTGTTTTAAATTCATCTCTTACTTTTTTCTTTATACCATCACTTGCGTTCAGGTTGTCCAAATCAATTTGAACAGGAACATCGTTAGAATCCGAAACAATTGCTTCGTTTACGATATCTTCGATAGCACTATCCACCTCAGGATGCAGAGCCATTTCTCTGTATCTTTTGATTAGATCGAATTCTGTTCTGAATACGCCTTCAATATCTACATAAGAACCGAAAAATCCGCTGGTTAGATAGTGATCAACCCCGTCCTCATTTGACTGAGGAACGGGGGATTGAACACTAGGCGGTTTTTGGTTATTATCTTCTATTGAAAAACCAAATAACTTAGCCATTATTTAAATATGGTGATCGAATTACTGTACCTATTTATCAGTTGATAGCAACGCCAGTTTGATCAGTTGCGCCACCGCTAGCCTGTCCAGATCCTGCAGTCCAGTACTGAACTTGGAACTCAACAGTGTACTCTTCGATGGTGTCTGCCGAATCATAACTCAGATCAATCTGAGAAACGTTTGTTGGGAAGACATCTTGGAAGAGATATGTTCTGAGAGGTGGAATTCCAGAACCGCCAGAGATATCGCTATTAGTTTGACTGAAGCGACCTTGATCAGCACCTCTACCTAATTGGTGAACAATTGCTCTTGCCATGTAGGAAGAGGGGTTTGTAGCACCAGTGTTATTATCGAGTTTGCTGATTCCGTTCATCCACTGTTCAAAAGCACTTCTGAGTTTGAAGTCTTCGTCGTTGATAACGGTAACGGTCCAGGTGTCGAAGGTTCTATCTCCAGCAACCTTCAGAGTTCTACCTCTGAAGGGAACTTCGATAGCTGCGACGTTGGAGGCGGGCAGAGCCGCCGCCTTGCATAAGAACTGGAAGTTCTCGGCGTCCCACTCAATACCTTGGGTTGCAACCGCAGGAATTGTGGGGATATCGACTTCAAATAGATTAGCTCTTGCGCCGCCACCCTGTAAGGCAGTTTTGAAGTCGGTGATTGTGCGTAAAGTAGACATTTTGGTTTCCTCCTAGGTTTTTATAATAAAATTATCAAACTCTACCAGCAACTTCTTCAAAACTTACACCTGTTCTCGTAGCAACGAAAGTAAGTGTAACGAAGTTGATCGACTTAGCAGGCTTCAGGAAGATGTCTGCTCTAAATTCATTATTATCAATGATGTCTGGTGTGTTATTTGTTTCATCACAAATAACCAGATAATCATAAATTCCTCTCTTCGCTTGAACATCGCGGAGATAAGGTTCTACGATGTTAACGAAGTTTGCTCTTGTGATCTGATCGTTGAGCTCAAAGAGTTGTGACTCTGCTGCTTTTTGTAGTGCTTGCTCAACTGTGAGGAAGAGGCGACGAACGTTGATACGATCGAATGCGGAAGAAACAGCAAGTGCAGTCTTATCACCGAATAAGAGAATTCCAGAACCATTCTGATTAACAATAGAGTTAATTCTTCTTGGATACAGACGATCTCTTTGTGCCTTGGATGGGTTGAATGCAAGTTTAATTGCATTGTTCAGTTGTCCTCTCTGAAGACCAGCAGGTGAGAACCAAGGATATGCCTGAATGTTTGTTCTTACCATCAGACCAGCAACGTCTCCGTTGGTTGGAATATAGCGGAACTTATCATTAAATCTATCATACATGTACTTGTATCCAGTATCGAATACAGCATATGATGAAGATGCTAGTGATGAATAGAATGAAATAATGTTATCAGTCTGAGTATCAGAGTTTGCAACTTCAACAACATCTGACTTATGGGGAGAAATTGTTGCCATGCAATCTTTTCTCTGACCAGCAAGAGAGATCAAATAGTTTGCTTTTGCTTTTGATTCATCTTTAGTATCGCATCCTGGTCCACCGATCAGGAAATCAACTTCGACTTCATCTCTGTTGGAGAATAAAGAATATCCGTTGATCACATCGCTAAGATCTGCTTGCATTCCTTGATTTGCACCGTAGTCTTGACCACCAGCAAGATCATAAGAAACTGCACCGATAGCATTGAAAGAAACACCTTGTGCTTTAACATTCCAAGCACCATCTCCAGTGCCGATTCCGCTCCACTGTGCTGTTCCTGTTGCAGCCGCAGTTCCTGTCGTGTTAGTTTGGAAATCAATGGCGGTTACTGTTGTTCCATTATAGGAATCATCCTCGTCTCCAAGGTTTGCGCCACCAAAGATGTATTCGGATCTATCTGCAAGATAATCTTTCCAATATACTTTAAGTGGAGAATTGATAGCAGAAATTGTATCTGTAGCCTTAGAAAGGAAGGTGTGCTTCTCAATAAGATTTCCTTGGATTCCTGTTACCTTTCCTTCATCGTCGTAAATTGCGATGTGAAGAGCATCTCCTTTACCTGATCTTTCTGTAGAATATCTACTTGAAACAGGTTTTGGTGCAATGTTTCTCCAGTATACTGTGGAGTTTGTTAGTCCCAGTGTCTGTTGATCGTACCAGTCAACTGCATTAGTAACGCTATATGAAGTAGATGCTGTACCAGTGTTTGAGTGAACGCGAATTGTTCCACTGGATGGGAATGATGCTCCAGTTACTCCTTCAGAATAATCAATTTCAGTAATAGAACCTGCAACAGAAACAACGTTGGTGAATGTAACTGCAGTTCCTGCAGCAACTGCGCTACCAATTGTTGTTCCCAGTGCTACTCTA